GTGACGTTGAATTCCGTACTGTTTCGTTCGGGAATATTGAGGTGCGGTCCGATGTGGAAGGGCAGCCGATGCGGTTCCGTGGATATGCGGCCGTGTTCAACTCCCCGTCAGAACCGTTGCCATTTACCGAAACGATCAGACCTGGCGCATTCAAACGATCACTGAACGCAGGTCGTGAAGTTCGCATGTTCGTCAACCACAACACCGATCTCGTTCTCGGTTCAACCCGATCTGGCACCATCACTGTCACTGAGGATCAGCGTGGCCTACTCGTCGAGGGTGAACTACCAGACACCACATACGCTCGTGACCTGTCAGCGTTGATGCAACGCGGTGACGTTCACGGCATGTCGTTCGGTTTCAGTGTTCCTCGTGGCGGTGACCTGTGGTCAGAGAATGGTGCACAACGAATGCTGACTGAGGTTATATTGCACGAGGTTTCTGTTGTGACTGGTTTCCCCGCATACCCTGAAACAACTGGTGCAACTGTTCGCAACACAGAAACCGAAACACATATCGAAGAAACACCTGCGAGCACTGTGCCCGTTGCGGTGGCTCGTCGAATGAATGATCTTTACGCCAAAAAAGCGTGAACACCTCAGATCGGAACATCAAGACCGGACCAGCATGACTGGCACCACCTCAGAATGTCACCACCTGAACCCCCAAAACATCAACCCCCCAAACAGAAATGGAACAAAAACCATGAGCGAATACATCGCAAATTTATCTGACGAACGGGCTAAGGCATGGGAACAGGCCAAAGCACTTCTCGATGTGGCAACCGCTGAAAAGCGTGATCTGTCCGCTGAGGAAAACCAAACGTTTGAACGCATCAACGCCGACCTCGACATCAAAGATGCTCGAATCAAGTCAATCCTCGACGCCGAAACCCGTGACCGTGACATTCAAGAATCACGCGCACGCCTCGGCGTTCCCGCAAACCTCGGTGGCGCAGCCGCTGAAGTTGACCAGGATGATGCAACGGTTCGCCGTTTGTTGGCTGGTGAACAGCGCACCGCAAAGTTTGAGAAGCGTGCCATCACTAAGTCAAGCGCCACAATGGTTCCGTCGTCAGTGTACGACCGCATCGTTGAGCATTTGGTTCAGGCGAACGTTGTTCGTCAGTACGCAACCGTTTTGACCACCGCATCTGGTGAGTCGTTAGCGATTCCGAAGTCGACCGCATTTAGCACCGCCAGCATTGTTGGCGAGGCTGCACAAGCGAGCGCATCGGACCCGACTCTCGGCACCGCTACCCTCGGCGCATACAAGTATGTCGTGCTCGTTCAAATGTCGAACGAACTCGCACAAGATGCCACCGTCGATGTTGCTGGTTTCTTGGCACGCCAGGCAGGTTTGGCCATCGGTGTCGCAACTCGTGGACATATGACCACGGGCGACGGATCGAGCAAGCCTTACGGTATCGTCACCAACGCCACCACCGGCGTCACTGGTGCCGCAGCCGTTTCGGGTGTGTTCACCGCCGACAACCTCATTGACCTGAACTACTCGGTGTCAAGCACCTACAAGGCGCAACCAGGCGTGGCATGGATGATGAACTCATCCTCAATGGCCGCCGCACGCAAATTGAAAGACACTACCAACCAGTACCTGTTCGCACCAGGTCTCAATGGTGTTGCTGACACGTTGCTCGGTTTCCCCGTTCACATCAACGACTCAATGGCCTCCACCGCGGTCGCCGCTAAGTCAGTCCTATTCGGTCACTTGCCGTCGTACTTCATTCGTGAAGTCAACGGCATTGAAGTTGCCGTGTCTGACGACTTTGCGTTCGACTACTCGGTGCGCACGTTCCGTGTGAGCCTCCGCACTGACGGTGTTCTGGTCGATCAGACCGGTGCTGTCAAGTGTTTCGTCGGTGGCGCTGTCTCCTGATAGCCCTGCCATGTTGGTCACCGTCACCGTGTCTTTGATGCGGTGACGGTGAACCACCACCCATATCCGAACATTTTTTGCAAAGGTCGCAGCATGAAAATCAGAATGCTTATCGCAATATCAGGAACCATTGATGGGCAAGAATGGCCCGCTATCGGTGGCACCATTGAGGTCGCCGACCATGTTGGTGCAGACATGATTGTCAACAGGTTCGCTGAAGTTGACGGGACAGTTGAAACTGCTGCCGTGAACCCTGTGAAAGAAACCGCCGCCAAACCAGCCGCGAAAACTCGCAAGGCATAAATCGTGCCGATCACAACCGCGCAGGTGTCAGTAAGCACGACCCGTGTGCTACTGCATCAAACTGATGCCGATGGATGTTTCATCACAGTGCACTCTGATGCAGGTGGAGGCACCGACACCTACCTCGGCGACAGTGCAGTCACCGCTGCAAATGGTTATGAACTAGACGGTCAGACGACTATCCAGTTCTCTATGCCACCCACATCGTCATTGCACGCCATTACAAGTTCAGGCACACACACTCTTTCAATCATGGTGGTGAACTGATATGGCTATCACGAACGGGTACTGCACCCTCAGCGATTTGAAATCCGCTGCACGCATCGCCGACAATGTTGATGATGCACTCCTAGAACGAGCAGTCGAGGCAGCCTCACGGCGCATTGACGGCGAATGTTCACGCCGGTTCTATGTTGACGGTGCAGTCAGCGCCCGCACGTATGCTGCGAACCGTAACGCTTTTCTGTTCGTTGACGACATCTCAACCACTACAGGTTTGATCGTCAAAGTTGACGACCAGATGTCAGGCTCATTCAGCACCACCCTCACGGTCGGTGTTGATTACCAAACAGAACCCTCGAATGCTGCTGCACAAGGCGAACCGATCACTCTGCTGCGTGCGTTAGATGTTGTTTTCCCTGTCGCCGAAAACGGTCGCACCCTCATTGAAGTGACCGCGAAATGGGGATGGCCGTCAGTGCCACACGCCATCCGTGAGGCGACCGTACTGCTGGCATCACGCCAGTTCAAACGCCTTGACTCCCCGTTGGGTGTCGCAGGATTCGGCGACCTCGGCGCCATCGTCGTTCGCCGCATCGACCCCGATGTCGCCGCAATGGTGGCACCGTACAAAACTTTCGTGGTGGCCTGATGCCCGCAGCGATCTCAAGCCTCAGGGCAGGGCTGGCCGCAAACCTGGCGACCATCGCTGGTTTGCGTGTTTACACAGTTCTCACTGATAACCCGCAATTTCCTGCGGCGTTGATCTCGTTGGACCGCATTGAATTTGATTCGACGATGGCGAGAGGTTGCGACAGTGTTGAATTCACTGTCACTCTGGTTGTTGCACGAGCAGACGACCGCAGCGCCCAAAACAAACTAGAAACCTATCTCGCAGGCACAGGTGCCACATCGGTCAAAACTGCTGTCGAGAGTGACGTCACATTGGGTGGTGCTGCATTTGATGCACGCGTCACCGCAGCCGAACAGATTGGTACAGTGAACTCACCTGATGGCTCGACCTACCTTTTCGTAGATTTCGCCGTCACCGTCACCGCATAAAGGAACGACCAGATGCCTTTCATTTCCTCAAACCAAACCAGAGTGATCTACGGAACGAACCCTCTAGCGGCGATCCTGCGCACTGTCTCACCGTCGGTGAACTTTGACATGCTCGAAACGACCACGCTGGCCGATACTGCCAAAACATTCCAGCCAGGGTTGGAGGATATCGCCCTCAACCTTGACGGACTCTTTGACAACACCACCGGTGCAGGTACCGCATTCACTAACATCATCGCTGCTATCACAGGCGAATCAACAGTGGCCACATCGGTCGCGCCTAGCGGTTTCGCAGTGACGAACCCTGTGTGGTTGTTAGGCACCAAAACGATCTCGTATGAGGTTTCCAGTTCGGTCGCCGATCTCGTGTCATTCAGTATGGCGTTCGGTTCAGGTTCGGCACCAGGTTTGGGTGTCAGTCTCGCCGACCTCGCCGCCATCACCGCCACAGGCAACGGCACAAGCGTTGACAACGCCGCTGGCACCACCAATGGTGGAATCGCCAACCTGCATGTCACTGCCGTCACTGGCACGTCACCGACTCTCGCTGTAGTGATTCAACATTCAACAAACAACAGCACGTGGTCAACACTTGCGACGTTCACTACTGCGACAGCGGCCACCAGTCAGGCGCTCGCGTTCACGGGTACAGTCAACCGTTACGTGCGCGCGTCATATACTGCGGGTGGCACCACCCCATCATTCACATGCCAGGTCAGTCTGGCCCGTAACTAAGGAAAAAACATCATGGCATTTGTAGCCGCTAGATCATCCTCGTTCAAACTTGATAACGCTGCCGGAACACTCACCGACATTTCGTCGTATGTGGATTCTGTGAGCGGTATCGCAAACACAACCGACATGGCCGAAACCACCACATTCGGTTCGACATCAAAGACTTTTCAGGGCACCCTGCGAAATGGTGACACGATCAGCGTTTCGGGCAAATGGGATGCAACACTGAACACGCAGATCACTGCGCTGCTCGGTCTCGCTACCTCGTCAACTTTTGACTACTCGCCCGCCGGCACCACCGCTGGTTTGCCGAAGGTCACTGGCGAATGTTTCGTGTCGTCGTATGAGGTTTCCAGTTCGGTCGCCGACCTGGTGACGTTCTCGTTGTCGTTGCAGATCACTGGCGCTGTCACGTGGGGCACGAACTAATATGCTGACATGGCAGTTGTCAGTAACAAAAACAGACGGAACCTCACACACTTACCGAATCGGCGCACCACATATCGTGGCGTTTGAGCGCGAGTTCGGTATGGGTTTGGGGCGTGCGTTCAGTGAGGATCAGAAAATGGAACACATTCTCTGGTTGGCATGGACCGCCGACAAACGGCAGAATCAGACATCACAAACATTTGACGACTATCTAGACACGGTCGCAGATGTTGATCTTGATGCCAATGTAAACCCTACCGTCGGGACTCCCTGACCTATTTGGTGGCACAGGTCGCGGTCGAGACAGGGATCGCGCCACAGGCGCTTCTAGATGCCCCTGAGGGCATCTTTGAGGCGATGGTGGATGTGTTGCAAACAAAGGCGGATGAGTCCCGCAAACAGAACAGAAGGTGAGTCATGGCCGTAGTGCGCAGCGCAGACAGTGTGAATGTCACTGGTCTCGCTGAGTTACGCCGTGAAATCAAAAAAGCGCAGCAGGCTGGCGGGCCTGACGGTGCAGGTCAACTGAAGGCACTGAACTATCAGGTCGCTGAGTTTGTGATCCGTAAAGCGAAAACGACCGCTAGCAGTGTTTCGCCTATGGCGAGCAAGGCGGCGCAGTCAATGGATGCGTCGAAATCTGGTGTCGCTGCCAGGGTGAACGCTGGTGGTGCACGGTACCCGTATTTCGGTGGTGCCGAATTCGGTGCACATCGGAACCGTAAACGGTTGATCAAAAACACTGGCGGGCGTGCGACCATTGTGCGACAGAACGAATCACTGTCGAAGGTACGCAAAAAGGTTGAATCGCAAACGCTGGCATATGACAAATATGGTGGCAGTAGCACGGTCCGCAAACGGGCACGCCAGGACTATGGCGCAACCGCAGTGAAGGTGACTGGTGTGCGTATCGGTTGGAATCAGTTCAAACCGTGGCTCGGTAATCGTGAGGGTGCGGGATACTTCCTGTTTCCTACAGTACGACGCAACATTGATGAGATAATAGACATCTACGGTGACGGGATGGAAAAAATCCTCGGCAACGTTTTCCCTGATTAGGAGTAAAAAATGGCGGGCACCCGCAAACTGAGCATCGAGATTCTAGGAAACGCCAAAGGTGCTATCGGCGCGCTCGACGACGTAGGCAGTAAGGCCAGCGCCCTCGGCGGCAAACTCGTTGACTTCGGAAAAAAAGCGGCACTAGGTATTGCTGCCGCAACTGCTGGCGCTGCCGTCATCGCCAAAGGTCTCATCGACAGCGCCTCAGATCTAGAGGAAGTCGCAGCCAAAACCTCAGTCATCTTTGGTGATGCCAACGATCAGGTCACCAAATTTGCTGAAGGTGCCGCGAAAACTCTCGGCCAGTCAAAGACCGCAGCACTGACCGCCGCCTCGACGTTTGGTGTGTTCGGTAAAGCGGCAGGGCTAACAGGCAAAGACCTCGGCGCGTTCTCCACCGACCTTGTGGCGTTGGCGTCAGACATGGCGTCGTTCGCTAATACGTCACCGGAGGAGGCTGCTGAGGCGTTGGGTGCGGCGTTGCGTGGCGAATCGGAACCGATCCGCAAATACGGTGTCATGCTCGATGATGCGGCGTTGAAAGCCGAAGCACTTGCGATGGGTATCTACAGTGGCAAAGGTCCTCTCACAACGCAGCAGAAGGTGTTGGCTGCGCAGGCGGCCATATTCAAGCAGACCAGCGACGCGCAGGGCGATTTCTTGCGCACCTCTGATGGTGTGGCAAACCAGCAGCGAATCCTGGCCGCAGAGTTTGAGAATGTGAAAGCCTCACTCGGTAAGGCGTTGATCCCTGCGTTCTCGGCGGCGTTGGGTTTCATCACGAACAAAGTGATACCGATTTTTTCAAGCCTGGCGAGCATCATCGAGAAGGATGGTCTGTCGGGTGTCATTGAGAAGGTGAAGGAAAAACTGCCTGAGATTAAAGAGGCGTTTATCAAGTATGCGAATGCGGCGTGGCAATGGATTCAAGACGCGGTCCCTCCAGCGATTAAAGCGTTCGCCGATGCGTACTACGCCTATTTGCAATGGCTCAAAAATACTGGTTTGCCTTTGATTGTTAACGCATTAAGCACAGCATCAAAAGCGTTGTGGGAATGGATACAG